AGTCGCCGAGCCCACAGCCGATGACGTAGCAAGGTCCCGTAGGCCTGAGTCGTCGGCCATATAGTGCTTTACCCCCCGGATCTTATGCACCGTCATTAGGTAGCCACCAGCCCAACTTCGACCCCATCAGGCCATTCGCCCGGCCTGCCGTCCACAGCCCACAGCCCCGCCATGCGCGCCCCGTCAGGGACGCGGATACGGTCAGCGGGCAGGAAGGTAAAGCCGGGATCGCGGTAAAGGACCGCCGTGGAGCTCGCGACGTCCGAATGGTCCAGCGGGTCAGCCGTCGCCCGTGAGCCGACGAGGCAATCCCTTACCGGGATCTCCAGGCCCGGCAGTGGGTTGCCCTTCGCGTCACGGCCACCGCCACGGAGCACCACAACGTCAGTGCGCCACGATTTCGGGAATCGCTTCACGAGCGACCGGCCCGGCAGGTTGTAGTCCGGGAAAGCGTAGGCGATTCCCATCAGGCGCCACCGATGGGGATGGTCCAAGCCTGTCGCCGCGGACGCGACCTGCCCAGCAGCTTCTTGTCAGCCGCCGTCAGGTAGAGGTTGCCGTCAGGGTTGAGCACCTTGCCTCCCATCGAGAAAGGCCCGGATCCGAACTGGATAGTCTCGAACCCGGCCGCCGGCGCTTCCTCGCTAACGTCCAGGGCGCGCTTGACCATCCTGCAGACGACAAGCTTCGCGATGTCGGGGTCCATGCTCCCGGCCATGATCCGGGCATCGAGGTCCGGGAAGTTACCGCGGACCTCGACGGACGCCTCGTGGAGCTTCTGCTGTGCGTCGACCTCGCTCGTGCTGGGCAGTGCGGACCAGTGCAGCTTGAGGTCAGCCACCGTTGCGTAGTCCGCGGCCATTGGCTTAGCCTCGGGCGCGGCGCTGGGCCGGCTTGGCGCCCGTGAAGTCCACAGGTTCAGCCTTGGGGGCGTCGGCGGGAGGATCGGCGGGCGGGGTCTCGCCCTCGTCCTCGTCGGCGTCCGAAACGGACTCTTCCCGAGGCTCGGTCAGAACGTGGTCACCAACGAGGCTGTCAGCCCAGTCCGGAAGCTCGTCACCGGGGTAGAACTGCACGGGACCGGTGTCGCCATGGACGATTACATATGCGGCGAACGTCGCCATCTTGACTCCTAAAGATTGGGGCCGAACGGCGCCCGGGCTCGAAGCCCAGGCGCCGCCCAGCGGTCAACTAGAGAACCTTGGCCACAAAGGACAGGTTCGCGTTCGCCAGCACGGGAAGCGCGATGGCGTCCGAGATAACCTCGGCGATCATCGGAGGCTTCTCGTTCTTGTACGCACCGACGACGACGCCCGGCTGCTCGGACGGCTCGATGGCGTAGGAAGAATCCATCGAGGTCAGCGTCTGGCCCCAGAACGTCGAGCCCATCTCGGACTGGCCGGACTGCGGATCCACGGGGGCGGGCAGGAGCAGCAGACGGTCATCCGGGAGCACACGGCCGGACTTGGTAGACCGGTCGTAGATGTAGATCTCCGGAAGTCCAGCAGAGCTGACGATGCTGCGCACGTCAGCCTCAAGCGCCGGACGGGATGCACCACCAACGAGCTGCGTGGCGAACTCGTTACCGGCCGCCAGTGCGCGGAAAGCGCGGCGGGACATCAGCATGGAGCCAGGATCCGTACCGTTGGTTGCCCGGTAGACATCGGACCACGCGCCCAGGTCGGCCAGACGGGAGGTCGTCGGAGCCGTCCAGAGGGTAGCCGCGGTGACGTTGTGGGTGCCGGAGCGCCCAAAGTCGTCATCGGAGACATAGTTGCCCTGGGCGATAGTCGCCTTGCCCGTGTTCAGCACGGTGCCGCGGAGACGCTCGATGCGATCCGCGATGGCGCGGGCCGCGTTAGAGATCTCCTTGAGGATGGAATCGCGGATGACCTGATCCGGAGCGTTGCGCAGCCGGAGCTGGTCATACTCGGATACCGGGCGATTCTGGCCCAGGGCGGGAAGCTCAAGGGTGATGCGCTGGCCGGAAGAGGAACCGGCAATGCTCGGCTCGGCGTCGAATGCGCGGAACTCGGCTTCCTGAATGAAGCCATTCTGACCCTTGACGAATCGAACAGTGATGTCCGAAACTTCAACGTTCGGAAGCCAACGGGCCAGCGAAGCGCGGTTGATTTCGAGGTCAGACAGTGCGGCGCGCACATAGCCGGTAGCCTCGGCGGGCGTGATGAGATCAGTCCAAAGTGCCATTATCAGTCACTCCTTCCTTAGATGTAGACGATGGTGGTGGCGGACAGCTTGGCCGCAGCTGCAGGCTTGGTGAACCCACCCGGAACCTTTGCAGCGATGACCCGGCCGTGATCGAGCAGCGGGCCCGGGACGTTGGTCGCGCCCTTGACCTTCAGGTCGAAGAGGACGTGGCCGGCGAGGATACCAGCGCCAGTAACGGTGGCCTCGGTCGCGTCGTAAGGCACCAGCAAGCCAGCCACCTTGGCGACGGGCGTACCGGAGCGCAGGTAGCCGTCCGGGTAGTGCGTGGCCTCGGTGAACGCGGAGACGTTGACGGTCTCGGTGCGGGCATTGCCAATGGCATGTCCGGAGCCGAGCCACGCAAGGTCGCCGCTGCCATAGGTTTCAGTAGTAAGACGGGGCATTATGGATCCTTCCTAGGAAGATTTGTGGTGCTTGGATGCGTACAGGTCGCGGCCCGCGGAAATGGATGTTCCCGCCCCGCCACCACCGTCGCCATTGCGGTTGCCGGAGTCGTGCACCGGGTTGCCCTTCAGAGGCTTGCCCTCGGCGCGGGCGTAGAGCTCAGAGATCTTCTTGGCAGAAGCGAGGTAGCTGGCCTCATCCGTCCCCGTCACCAGGTCCTGAAGGTCCTTGGGTACGGGATGCTCTGCCAGTGCCGCAAGACGGGCGTTGGAGGCCTTGAGCTTCGCGTTCTCGGCCGCCTGATCGTCTCGTTCCTTCTGGGCGCGCTGGATGTCGGACAGTTTGGCGTCCTCGGCGGCCTGGATCTTGGCCTCCGCATCAGCAGCGCGCTTCTCGGCAGCTTCCCGAGCATCGCGCTCGGCCTTCAGTGCCTTGATGCCGCCTTCGCCAAGCTTCTCGTCAGCCTTTGCGGCCTCTGCGGCTGCTGCATCTGCTGCGGCCTTCGCTTCGGCTGCAGCCTTTGCAGCGATCTCTTCTTCGGTCATTTGCTTGACTCCTTCAGTGGATGCCGCATCGCACGGCGAAAGACCCTGCCGCATCGCACGGAAGGGAGTGTTTGGGGCCGCATCGGCGGCTAGTGGATGTGGACGGCGTCAGTCACGGCGTCCGGGTGGAGCCTGCGCATGGAAAACACTGCAGCTTTCAACTGCTGGTTTTTCGCGTCGGCGGGCAGTGAATCAAGGAATGCTCTAACCTCAGGGCCATCATCATTCGCTGCAGCGGTATACATGTCGTAGTAGGAGTCCGGGAGGTAATCGGTCGGATAGTCGGATGCTTTGCCTATGCGGACAACCGAGCAATCGCAGTCGCCGTGGAATGCATCTCCCTTGCCAGTGCCACGCCTATCGCCCGCAGCCTGCTTGGTCATGTAGACGGCATCGCGGGAGGCCAGCACAAGGCAAAAGGCGCACGTCTTGGCGCCAGTCGGCACGCGGGCCCATGCGACACCCTCACGCTTGGCGTTGTAGGCGATCGCGTCCCGTCCGGGCTGCTTCACGTACTTGTCAGCCGCCGTCAGCAGGCCACCAAGCATAGTCGCCGGATCCGGAGTCCATAGTTGCCCGGCAAGGCGCCGCACGGTGGATTCAACCGCCACGGCCGGGACGGCAGGGACGCCGGCGACTGCCCGGAACGCACCAGATGCACCAGACGTCGCCCGCAACTCGTTGTAGTAGTCCAAGGCCAGGGACTCGGCCACTGAACCATACTCGGAAACCAGCAACGGCATGAACTCCATCAGCGCGTCCCGCACCGCCTCAGGCCGGGACAGATCCAGCGTGTCGAAGAAGCTGGCCAACTCATCGCGAACCAGCTTGGACAGCCCGGCACTAGCGGCCCGGAACTGCTCAATGACCGGATCAGCCACGGCTACCCTCCAGAGCTAAACACGGGCGCCGCAGACGCCTTCGATGCGGCCACCAGGGCATCAAGTCGCTGCCCGGCCTGCGCCTGTTTCGCGTAGGTGAGGTTGCGCTCGATCTGCGACTTCGACAGCCCGTATTCCTCCATAGCAACCTCAGGGTCGCCATTCGGGAACGTCGTAGAGTACTTCAATGCCGCATCAGCTCGTGCCGCACGAGTAGGTGTGCCAGCATTCGCAAAATTGGCCGTCAGTCCACGCAACTCGGCAGCCATGGCATCCGAGATCCCGCCGTGCTTGACGGCGAGGATCGTCCTGGCCAGCGACTCGTGAGCGATCTTGTAGCTCAGGTCCCGCTCATACTCGACCATGGCCACCATGTCCGACTCGGACGCGAGAATCGCATCAGCAGAAGACGGGTTGTCATGAATGATGCCAAGGTAGCCAACCGGAATCGACAGCTCACTCGACACCATCAAACCGATGGTCCGCATCATCTCCGAGTGCGGCTGCATGGACGCCTGCTGCAGCTGCTTGATGTCCGGGCGAACAAGCTTCTGCTCATCCTCATCGAACACGTCAGGCAGCGCCCACATGCCACCAATCAGAGCCTCAAGGGGCGAAATCCGCTTACCGTCAGGACCGGTGAAGTGCGCCTCGTCAGCGCCGAGCAACGCCCGCTGCGGGGCAGAGAAGAACTCGGCAGTGACCTCCTGCCGGAGCATTGTTCGAACGCCCTTGTCGATGTAGCCCATGAGCGGGCGTGTCACCCTGGACCGGCCGAACTGACGAGACAAGGACCATCCCCATATATACGGTATGCAGGGGATAACACCAGACGGGTTCTCAATTTCGCGCGTGACCACCCAGCCGTCCCGGCCAGACTCCACGCGCAACGTCTTACCCGGAACATACAGCAGCGCCTTGAGGGCCGAAACCATCTCAAGCGCCAGGGTTACGCGGTTAGTCCGGGCATCGACCTCAGCCGTAGCCTCGAGCGCCGTCCGGGCAGCCACGATCACGTCAGGCTCACCGAGCGTCGCATCGCCAGGGGTCACGAAAATGAAAGCCACCGAGTGCTGCAGCGACGACTCAATGGCCATCCGCTCCACCGCGCCAAGGTAGTTATCCTCGAACGTCGCATTGACCTCATCGAGAAGGGGAGACGGTCGGGGGAGCGTGAAACCGTCAGGGCGGATCCGGGCGGCCGGAACCTTGATGCCCTTGGCAGCCCAACCAATCGGAGTCTGAAAGTCGATCATGTGCGGCGGAACGGAAAAGCCGATCTTGTCCAGCCGCTTCTTGTCCTCGACATATGCCTCCCGCAACTTATTGCGGGAGCCCTTGCGCCGGATCGTAGACAGCATCCGGTAAAACGCCGCGGACTCCTCAAATGAGAGCTTCCGAACTACATCAAGAACAGCCACCAGCGTCACCCCTAACCAACAATTGCGTGCTTCTTCCGTGGTGGCCCAGTGCGGGGCCGCTTAGCAAACTTGACCGCGCCGAAATGCGCGCACGTGATGGAGACGATTGGGCCAAGATCAACGGTCAGATTCAGGCGGTTCCACTTGAACGCCCCCGCGGTGCCAACCTTGTCCTTGAACGTGCCGGCCACCGATTCGGCCAGGCGCTCGCCGCCGTCGTGAGTGACTGACTTGTCCTTCATGATGGCGTCGTAGAATCCGCCGCACGCCTGGACAAACTCGCCAGTGGTCAAGACCCTCACGAGCATGCCCCTCTTCCTCAGCAGCGGCTCCAATGAGCGGGCCGGGGAGAACGCATCAATGACCACCGGAACCCGGCGGCCGGCACGCTCCCACAGCCAATCCACCAAAGCTGAGGTGCCGCGATCATCGAACGGGGCATCGACGGCGACGCCGCAATGGAAACCGCCCTCAGCCCACTCGGCAATGCCGATCGTGACCTTTGTGCGCTCGTGATTCATGTCCAAACCGATAGCGGCAATAACCGGATCGCCGGGAGGATCATTGAGCTTCTGGCCATCCCACTTCGTGGACGGGATGGCTGCCTGGCCAGCGCCAGCAGCGGGCCACATGTTGAGCCGCTCGCGGGCGAATGACCGGGCCGAGAACAGGGCAAGCTCACCAACGATGGTGCTCTCGTTCATCCGGCTGCCAAGGGCCGGGTTAGCCCCCGCCCAGTTCTTCCGGATCCGCACGAACCTATACAGCTCGTCAGGGGTCATCGAGTCAACATCACCGTCGGCGGAGAACTCCACCCACGCGATGCGGCGATCAGTGCCGTCAATGGCACCCTCGCGGGCACGCACAAACGGCTCACCAATCAGGCCGACATCGGCCGGAGGCGTGCCCATGAAGATCGTCACCGGGTCGCCGGACGGGGCCGCGGAGATTGTCGGGAGCAGGGACTCGAGCTCGCTGTCCTGCAGCTCTTGAGCCTCGTCCAGAACCAGAACGTCCACCGTGAAGCCGCGGCCAGAGCCCTTGGAACGGGCAATGAACTCCACGGAGCCGCCATTGTGAAGGACGATGGCTTCCTGGCCGTTAGTGTTGCGGACTTCCTTCACCAGAGCATTTAGCTCCGGGAACTTTGCGTTCGGATCGTTCGCCTTCTCGCCGAAGAAGTACTTCAGCCGGACGAACGCCTTCCGGGCCGTCTTGACCTCGTGGGCGGTATGCAGGAACTTGAGCCCAAGCTCGGCCATGCCGTACAGCTCGACGATCTCAAGCGCACCATTCTTGCCATTCTGGCGACTGACCGTGATGGCCCAAGTCGACGAGCACCATCGACCCTCGCGAGTCCGACGCATCCACGCCTCACACGTGGACTCCTGCCACACGTCAGCAGTCAGGCCGTAAAAGGCGGCATACTCGACGGCATCCGTGGCGTCATCAGAGGTGAATCCCTTGGGTGCTGGGGCGATCTTGTAGCGCGGTTCCTGCGAGCCCAACAACACCACGGGCACCACCTAACCGGAACGCTTGGAAGCCCTCTCGGCTCGCTTCTGCTCCAACATGTCCTTGCCAGTCTTCGGAGCCGCCACAGGGGCAGCAGGCGCCACAGCCGAATCCAAGCCGAGAGTCTTGAGGACGTTCGCGAAAGCAAGTGTCTGCTGCCGCGCCTCAGCCAGGACATTCTGAAACTTGACCTCGACCGTGAACGGCTCGCCATCCTCACTAGGGAAGTCCAGCCGGAACTGCATCAGGTTCAGGACGCCTTTGCCCTGAATGATGTTGTCCAGCTCGTCCAAACGGTCAGCCGTTCGGGCGGCCTCAGTGATGAGTGCAATCCGAGCCGGATCCGAGACGCCCGTGGCGAGTGCCTGGAAGATCGCAGAACCGCGCTCGCCAAGGCCGAAATGCTCGTCCATCGGGGTCTCCTGACCTCGCGCCGTTTGGCGGAATCCTCGCGGGGGTATTGGCCCTATGCCTAGGGGTGGGCCAGCGGGACCAGCCGGGAGGGGACTCTCCCCACCCTCCGACAGGCCAGTCTTCGGAGCCCGTGGGGTTACCATCTCGGGTTGACGTAGGGAGTGAGTTGCCTCTGCGCGGTCTTCGGGTCGCCGTTCCCGCGTTTGGCATTGCACAGGCGGTGACTAAGTCGGCAATTCCCGCGGTCGAATGGCGATCCGCCCTTGGATACGGGCACAACCTCGTCGACTTCCGCCCGCATTGGGTGTGGCACGCAGCCTGGGCATTCAGCGTTGGCACACCGGGGCCCGTGCTGGCCGGGAAGGTTGGTCAGCGTCTTGTCTACGGTGCGGTTGCATAGCCAGCAGACTTGCTCTTCCTTGAGCACGCGTGTCCTGACCTTGTTGCGTAGGCTCCCATTGGATCTTCGCGGGTTGCTTGTGCCCGTGCTGGAGGTGACCATGGTTACCTCCTGATGTGCGGGATACCCCTTCTGTAGGATTTGGCTCACGACATCACTCGCCCAACACCGGGCTTTCAGAAGGGGAGACTGATGGATATGTTGCCTCAGGTAATCACTTGGATCATTTCGTTAGGCTCGCTCGGCATTGCCATTTGGGCTCTTACATTCAGCCGAAAGAATGACGCACGTCAGAACCGCCTCGAGGAACGGCAGAACGCAGTCTTCCTCAGAGAAAAGGCAGATAAGAACTCCGACTTCAAGATGGAGCGGTGGGATTATCAGTACCGAAGTGTCGCCTACCTGGTTGCCCATAACAACGGTGGAGGCAGTGCCACAAATCTGCGTGGGCACTTCCGCGGAGATCCAACACACATCCTCGGATTCGGTGACGAAACCCGGGGCCCGATCGAGCCTGGGCAGACTTTCAGTTTCGGAGGCGACCGAAGCCCTTTTCCAAATGATGGCCATCCCCAGTTCAAGCTTCGAGAGCCTGGAGAGAACGACTTCATCCTGACGTGGACGGACTCCTACGGTGATGAGCGGTCCAAGGTCTTTCCGGTTGAGCAGGTTTTCGCCAAGGGCGAGGTCGACGAGTTGAACCTTCCGCCTTCTTGGGCAACGCAGGCCCAATACCTGCCGATCCATGACGCCCAAGTTCCCTAAGCGGAGAGGCCGCCTCATTGGAAGGCTTCGTTGGATGGTGCGTGCGCGCAGGGTAGCCGTGTGGAGTTTGGGGGCTCCGGCTATCCCTTCGTTGGGTCTCACCTGACGTTGACGCGCACGCCACACCTCTACCGGGGAACTGATGTTCCCGTGGGCTGCCGGGACTCGAACCCGGTGAGCCACCCACATGACTCAGCCCGCGGCCTCCGGACTTTCACCGGTATGCAGGCGCCCATGGGCTCTTCTCGCGTGCCGCCCGCGATGGGGCAGCAAAAAAGCCGGTCGCTTGGCGATCCGGCTTTTGGTTTAGTGAGACTTGTAGCCCCAACGTGAGACAGTTTATCGGGAATTAACCCACATGTGCAACGTCAGTTGTCAGCGTGTCGGATGCTGCCCTAAGCCACTTCAGATTGTTGCCGTTCCACTCGGCTCCGCACCCGTCGCAGTTCGCTGTCCACTTGGCCGGCTGGGCGATGGCTTCGGCTTCATCGTCCCAGTAGTGGACGGCGAGGCAAGGCTCACGCTCGGGCCCGTAGAACCGTTGGGAGCAGGCGGGGCACGGGATGGATGGCCGCCATGGTGGGCGTTTGGAGACGAGTAGTGCCCGGATGCCGACGATCCATTCGGTCGTGATTCCTTCGAGGTAGGCCTGCCATTCGCTGGATGCCGCCACGGCCCATGCCTGCAGCAACGTGGTTGGATTCCCGCGGTATTCGTTTCCGGTCATTTCGAAGTGTTCGGCAAGCGCTTGTTCTTTGATTTCCCGCTCCAGCTTGTCGGCTTTGGAGTTGATCATCATGCCGGCGCCGCCGGATCCGCCGCGGCCGACAGCGAAGTCTGAGGTTACGGCGGCGCGGAGTTCGGCGAGGAGTGGCGGGGTTTTGATGAATGATCCGTCGTCGGCCATGGTCATGTGCTCGTTGGTCAGCTGGTGGATGTTGTCTTTGAGGGTCATTCGGCCACCTCGTAGGTCTTGGCGAAGATGTCAGGCTTGCAGGGGTAGAACTCGCCATTCACGCCCCGGATGATGAAGTCGCCTGTGCTGGCGATCATCCTGCCTTCGAGGGTGTCCACCCAGATGAACGGATCAGGGTGCGCGATGAGGTCGCCGTCCAGTAGGTGCTCGTGATAGCGGATTGAGGCGCCATCAGATTCCAAGGCCCAGGTGATGATCGGGGTGGCGCTCTCGGCGCTCCCATCCCACTGCATCGCTTCGATGACGACGGGCTTCTTGCGGTACTTGGTTGGGTTGCTCATTTTGGTTCTCCTGCTTGGGTGATTGTGATCATGACGCCTGGTGTGTGGTGGTAGGCCTTGGCGGCTGTGATGTGGATGATTCGGGCGTCGTCGGTGATGACGCCTTTGATCAGGGCTTTGGTCTTGCGGTTTTTGGTGGTGGACAGGCTGTCCAGAACGGCGCGGATCAACTTATCCAAATCGGGTTTGACGGCTGGCGCCCACCACCTTGGCCGCTGAGGTGGTTGGATCTGGAAGGCGAGGGCGATCGTTATTGGCCCGTCGAGTGTTTCGCCTTCGTGCCGGGCGAGGGTGGCGGCTCGGATGGTGTCCCGCCATTTCTTGAGCGGCGCCTTCACGGAGACGACCCGGCCGCGGTACACATCCACGGATCCTTGGGGGATCGGCGTGCCAGGCACGAACGTGTGGATCATTTGCGCTCCCTCGATTTCTGATTGGCCCATTCGAGAGCTTCCGGCCAGTTGGTGAAGTTGCCGCCCGGCACTCCGGGTGGGCCGTCAACCTGCCAAGGGTCTTCGCATACGGGGTCGCACGGCTCGGAGCTACCGTCTTCCCTCGTGCCCATGCCGTGCTTGATGCAGTCGTGTTTCCAGACGTTCCACTGGCTCACGAGCGGACCTCCAGGATGTTCTTCTCGGGTACTCGGTAGTCTCCGAAATCGCCGTTGACGGTGATGGTTGTTGTGTTCACTCGGATAACGCGGTGCCAGCCGTAGTCGGTTCTTACTGCCCTTGCGGTGTGGAGCTCCTCACGGGTGAACGGGACGGGTTTGGTCCGTTCGGCGTGCTCGGCAGCGCGTTTGGCCTGTTCTGCGGCTTGTTCGGCTTTCACGGCGTCCTTGGCTTCATCGATGCTCCGTTCGGTGGCAGCGGCTCGTGCGCGGTAGGCACTGCGGGTGTCTCGCTTCATTCGTCCTCCTGAACGAGTGAAGCCGCCCCGGTTGGGACGGCTTCGCGGGTTGCTTCGTCGTCCAGGATTCTTTCGAGGACGTTCTTCGCTGTGGGTGTCATGTGGTCCGGGTAGAGCATCCGGATGGCGGCTCTGATGCGTTCGGTCATGAGGCGTCGCATTGTTCGTGCGCGTCGGCCATGAGGTTGATCTCCCGGGTGGCCTTGGCGGCGGCACGTTCAAAGAACTTGGCGCGTGTGCGTTGCCGTTCGACCTCGTCTAGGAGCTCAGTGACGATATGCGGGGCTTCTGCGACGAACTGGGCCGCCTCATTGGTGAAGTCGCAGACCTCGGAGACGGTCTTCCGGTAGACGCTAAGCAGGCTCTCTTCCGGATAGCTGCTGTAGCTGACGCTGGTGGGCCCGTAGATCGCGTGGATGAATCGGCCGCCGTCCGGGCAGCTGCAGTACTCCTCGTCGCAGCTGTCCCAGGATGCTTCCCACGGCCCGTTCGGTGTGGCCGCGGTGACGGATTCCCGGATCTCGGTGAGTCTTTGTTCGGTCATCATTCGTCGGGTTCGCTTTCTGGTTCGTGGTGTTTGCCGATCATGTCGGCTGGGCGGATTCCTGCTTTGACGTCGGCGTGGCAGGAGCGGCAGCTGTAGGCTTCCTGCCCGATGTGGTCTTCGCAGGGGGGCGGCTTGGGTAGCCGGGCCCTGGCTGCGTCTGGCCAGTGCGGTCCGGGGTTGAAGATCGGGGCTGGTGTCTGGCATGTGCGTTCCATGGCCTTGGTTGTCGCTGCGATGGTCAGCGCGCCGAGGCTTGGGACGTCGCGGTGCTTGTCGATGAGTGACATCAGCGATGCGATGCCCCAGTCCGGCCGGATCTCGTGAAGCAGGTAGCGATGGCGCGTCCCTGTTGGTCCGTGATGGTCAATGGAAATTCCTTTCAGCCAAAGATCGCCCGGCCTCGCGTCACTTAGGTGATGTTTGGTTGGAAACTCTTTCCCCACTTCTCTAAAAGCCAGCCAGAAACAAAGGAAGAGATAGCACTCAAGGTGAGCTATAAGTACTTGGTCTTGGTCTTGGTCTTGGACGATTTGAGGAACAGCGTTCGGAACGCTTTGGGAACGGCGTTCTGCATGCGTTCCGAACTAGTCCTTGTCTCGCTCTTTCAGGAACTTCGCCTTGCGTTCCGCGGCCTTCTCTTTGGCGGCTAGAACTTGTTCCTTGGTGCGCTGGTATTCGTCCCACGAGAGGAATTGATAGTCCTCGCCGTCTGCGGCCCAGAAGCCTGCCTTGATGAGCTTGGCGGCTAGCTGCTTGCCGCGGGGCCATGACTCAACGAACCAGAACGGTACTGCCCCGTCTGTGAGATAGTCCGTGCAGTACGTACCGGCCAGCGTCCAGAGCCCGATGGCTTCAAGACCGGCCGCTCGTGATTTCGGATGCGAGTGCATCTTGTCGTCGGCGTTGAACCACGCATGAGAGCTCACTCCTTTCGTTCTGTGAGGTCAGCCCTAAGGGCTGCCGATAAGATTCGGTGGTGAATAGTGATGAAATCTGGCTGCTGCAGCTGTGGAGCGGCGCATTCGCGGCTGCGGGGTCTGGAGCGGTGGCCGTCCTCGTGCTATACGGAAGTAATCGCCACCAATCGAAACTGGCCGAAAGAGCTCGTCGGCAGGCTGCTCACCTGGCCGCTGAACAACTCGAAGCGCAGGAGCAGTCGATGCGCCGTCAGCTCGACGAGCAGCGAGCCGAGGCGTCCAAAGCAAGGTACTTTGCCGCGACTGGGGATCTCGTAGCGGCCGTGGAAACTTGCGCCAACACGTTTCGTCGGGGCGGCGATATCGAGGATGCCTTTGTCCAAATGGAATCTGCTCGCGTCCGCATGAGCTTTGACTCCGATTCGCCGCGCCTAATGGACGAGCTCGCGTCTTGGACATATCTCGTCTGGGACCTCACGAAGCAAGCCACTATCGAGTGGGAGGATCCAATAGCCGAGAAAGTTCCCTTGGCGACTCTGACGGCTGCCACCACCGATTTGACGATCACTCTCACGCACTGGCATCACGCCACTTCGGACGTTCGGGCGGACATGCTCGCACGGCTACGCGAAACGCGACGGTGGGCGAACGACGCATCGGATCAGTACCGGGAACTCCTGACGTCTGACCCGTCATCATGACCTTCTAAGTTGGAAGAGCCCGCCGTATCCTTTCGGGCGCGTGTCCTTCTCCGCTCACCCTCCTTTCCTTGTGCGCCGCGCCCTATGCCGCCACCATCGTTCCGGCCGCCACGGACAGCGAGAGTGCCGCGACTATGAACAGGTCGCGGGCGGCTGGCGGGGTGACTGCGTTGCCGGCCTGCTTGACTTGCTCGCGTTTGTTGCCGGTCATGATGTAGGTCTTGGGGAATGCCATGCCCGCGCTGATTTCGTAGGGTTCGAGCATCCGGAATTCGCAGTCCTCGATTTCTGGGACGGTCCATTCGGTGATGGCGTGGTGTTGGCCGCCGGCACTGAATGTTCCGAACGGTTCGGTCGTTGGTGCGTTGGATGCGGCCAGGTGCTCGGGCGAGGTGCCGCGCATCGTGGTGACCATGGCGAACCGGTCCGTGGTGCTGATGGTCGGGATGGCCTTTGACACGGGGTGCATCTGGCCGTTGCCGTAGTACTCCATGAGCATGTGACTTCCGGGTGCGGTGAGTAGCCCGGTCTCGTTGCGGGTGGTCTGGGTCCGCATAAGTCCAGTCACCGGCGTTGCCACCTTCCCGTCGCGGCCTTCCACGGGCACGAGGAGGGAGCGTGTGTAGCTTGTCGTCTGCGTCTGGAAGGGTTCCGAGTGGACGGGGCTGATGATCTCCGAGCCGCGTACGGAGTCGATGCTGACGGCCTTCCCGTGGTAGCGCTTGAGTCCCGCGGCGATCCTGGCCATCGTTTTGGGAACGAGCGGCTTGGTGCGGTCGCCGATGCGCTGCCCTCGCAGCTTCCAGTCGATCGCTGATGCGGCAGGCAACCAGCCCGGCTCGACGACAGCGTTGCGGCACTTCGAGTTCGGGCAGCGGTAGACGTACTGGGCTTTGTACCGGCCCCACCGGTAGCTTGGGTTCTTCCATGACTGGACGCAGCGCACCGTCTCATCGCACGTGGCGCAGTGGGCGAGTGGCATGAGCAGGTCGAAGTTCGGCCGGCGGTTGCCCTTGAGCCAGAACATGACGTACATGCGGTCCCTTGACTGCGGCGCTGGAAGACCTCCGAGCTGCGCGTGCATGGAGTTCATGTAGACGATGTGGTGGTGGTAGCCGAGCGCGTCCATGGCCATCAGCCAGGCATCGAACATGACCCATTTCGCAGCGTCCACGACGTTCTCGGTGATGATGAGCTTGTACTTGTGCCACTCAGCGAACCGGGGCACGTCCCACATGGTGGCCCGGGACCGGTCGGCTGCCTCGTCAGCGATGGAGTCACCAAACAGGTCCGCCTGGTTGGTGATCCGCTTCTTACCCTTGGCAACCGAGTGGTTGGTGCACTCGGGCGAGGCCCAGAGAATGTCGCTCGTGGCGATGTAGCGGGGGTCCGTGATCTGAATGTCAGCGCAGACATGATCCGTCTCCGGGTGATTGGCATTGTGCGTCTCGATGGCTCGGGCCCAGTGGTTCATGGCCGTCTTGATCGTCACACCCGGCACCTCGAGCGCCCCCGTGGAGGATCCTCCGGCGCCGCAGAACATGTCGGTCGCGGTCAGCTCGTTGTTGGCCAGCTGCATGTGCTGCTGCAGTTCGGTCAGGATGTCTTGGCGCTCAAGCAGTGCGGTGCTCATGGGGTGTCCTTATCTGCCAAGGGATGCTTGGGCTTATCTGCGATGGGTGGCGGCTGCGTTTCGAGTTCGTGAGGGCCGAGCAGCTCGAATATGTCTGTCTGGCCTTCCAAGATCTCGTCCAATGTCAGCCGCCGGTGTTGTGCCGGTATGCGCGGCTGTTGGCGGGTACGGCGGGGGCTTCGATTACGACGACTTGGTGCGCGCCGCCGGATCCGGGGACGCGGCGGCCGTCTGCGATGCAGGCCCGGGGC